TTCCATCTCAAACAGATGGTCGAGTTGTTTTGCTGAACTAATAATTAAATCTTGTGCATCGGTGTTATCAACATCTTTTACTAATCGTTTGTAAAGGATAACAGCTGACTGACAAATATCAAAATGTTCTGTTTGATAATCTAAAATTTTTATGTTTTCACCACCACCGAAATGTTCTGGTTCATCTTGTTCTAATCTTAGTGTTGGTAATGCTTCACCAAACTTACGACCAGTCCAATAATTTTCATTCATTATATTTTTTAACTTAATCATTTTAGTTTCTTTCTTATAGACACCATATCTCTCATGAATTTAGTGACTGTCTCTTTATAAGACTTGGTTAATTGTTTTGCTAATTTTACATTTTCGGGTCTTGCATCCCTTAAAAAAATTTGTTCTAACTTTATCATTCTTTCACGAAGTTTTGCCTCTGCTTTAATCAGCCTTTGAACTTCTTTATCAGCAGGTCTTTGTTCTTCTGGCCCCTCTTCTACTTTTGACATCATGTCCTTTAAGGTTGGTAGGGGTTCACCAAACTTTCTATCCCAAACAAAAGCTTCTGACATTATTTTTTTTAGTTTAATCATTTTAATGCCCTTAATACATCATTTGGTTTTACATTCTCATCACCCATATAAGCTATATCTTCTGGGTTTTTAATAATTTTTTTGATTATATTTTTTTCTCTTGATGTTAATGTTATTGGTTTTTCATCTAGCGACATCCCAGTTGCAAATCCAACTCCACTAACATATTCTCTTCTCATATTAAAATAAACGGTTTTCCACTTACCTCCCGAAGCTCTATCCACAACTAACTCAACTTCTTTACCTCTACCACCCAAACCAACACGTGCTGAACCTACTTTAACTTCACTTATTAACTCTTTTAATTTAATCATTTAATTTTTAAAGAGGCTAATACCACTTTACCTTTTTTCTTCTTACCCTCAACAATATCTTTTAAATCATTACCACTAAATACAAGTTTTGCTGATAGTTTTCTACCATTCACCATTATAGAGTTTTTACCAACGACCTCAAATGGGACACTCGTCTCATTTTCAATCTCTTCATCTAATCTCCAAGCTCTCCACTTGTCTAGTATTTTCATTGATTGTTCTGACATTTAACCTCTCATTATATCATTAATGATTGATTCGACCTTACAATATGTTCCACAAGTCCTACCCTCTTTCTTTTCGACTCCCTCGTTCATCGGATACATAAAAGCTCCGTGAGTAGATGGATTTGATACGAAATCAAATGCAATCAATTCAAAATCTGGTTGAACTTTTACTACCGCATCTCCACTATCTTCTGTTACGGTTTCAACCGAACCCATACCTCTCGAAGATATACCAAGTTTTATACCTGATTTAAATAATTCTTTTAAAATGTTACCACTTGGTGTTCCTAAAACTTCTACCGTCCCAAGTAAGTTATCACCCTCCCAATGCATATCTTTTACATTATGAGATACATTTTGTAAATTCACAACTGAGGACTCAGGATGGTCTAACTCACCCATAGCTCTTCTTTGTGTAATAAATTCTTTTTCATACTTTTTAGCTTCTCTAGCTAAAATTTCTCTTGGATATACTCTACCGTTTTGATTTTTAGCCTCGGCTCTTTGTAAAACACCACGGACAATTAGTTTACCATCATTTTCTTTGATTGATTCACTAATCTGTTCTGGTTTTACCTCAAAAGGTAAGTAATCTACTATTAGTTGTCTATTCACAGCTAACTCCTTTTAGTATAGTTGTCCCACTTTGTTAGCTAATTTAACTAATCTTTCGCTGATTTTTTTCATAGCTGCGTGGGTTCTCTTCCAATAAGTCTTGGAATCTACATTAAGTTCATTTTTAAGCCTTACATTTATCTTTACAAGTTGGTCAAGTTCCCTTAACTTGTCACGAACTTCTCTCATAGATAAACCAATTTTCTGTTTTGCTGTCATAGTGTCATCATTACGATAATTGTGATACTGGCCTTCGTTTACACTTTCTAATCTTTTATCAATTTGTTTAGCAGCACTTGACTGAACTCTTGTAACATCAACTATATCTTTTTGTCCAGCCTTCAATGATTTTGCAACTCTCATTTTTGCTTCACCTTTTGAAGTTGCATCAACTATTATAGTCGCCATCTCGTCTACACCACCTGGTTTTAGTTTAAATTTGACTGCAAATCTGGCTTCTTTAACTTTCATATATCCACCAGCTGTAGCTATAGCTTTTTCTTTATCCTTGTCTTTTTTTGATTTAGGTTTAGATTGGAATGCATATGGTGTTTTTGGGGGGCCTTCTCCACCATCAAGATTACCTGTAAACGAAGCTTCTTCAATTTCTTTACGAATAAGTTTACGAATTAACTCTTTTATCTTATTTTTCTTTGTGGACATTTTCAATCTCCTTAACCAATTCATAGTATCTCATTAACTTTAATACCTGTTTTTCGGTGACGACTTTACCTTTGGTCAAATTTTTTAATTGATTTATAGCCTCGACTAATTTTATTTTTGTAACTTTATCTGATACGATAACAGAGTGTTCATTTAGCGTGTTTTTTACTTTTTGGACTTCATTAATCACAAAATCTTTCATATAGTTTGTATTACTTATATTATTAATATATTTTTTTAATAAACTTTTTTGTGATTCGTTTAGATTTTTGTATTTTTTATTAAATTTATCAACTAATATTTTATATGTTAATAATCTTAAATCTTTATCTGTTTTATTATATTCTTTTATCACTTGATTTTTTAAACTATCACCATTGATTTTTTTATTAACAATGTGTTCTAGTATTGTAAATTTTGAATTTATTACCTCTTCGGCATTAAAATTTTCGTTTAAGGTTTCGGCCTGAAACAAATTATATATTGATGCTAGTAATTTATAGTTTCTAATTCTACCATTAAAAAAATCATTAGAATTATAGTTTTCATTAATCTTTGATATAAGATTATATTTTTCGTTTCTTAATTTAGAATTGCTAAGTCTTTGCCTAGATTTTACAACGACATTTACTAATTCATTAGCTTTTGTTTCTGTTTTAAAATGTTTTTCAGATAATAAACGATAAAGTTGTAATTCTTTACCTAATTCTGCCTTTTCGTTGAAAAATTCTTTAACAATATCAACTGATGCTGTTTTTTTTCCAGCTAAAACATCGGCGGTAATTTGTCTTGTTAATAACTCAAAAAGAATAGCCGTGTTCTTGATTTTGTTATGTTTAAGTTTCTTAGCCATCAAATACTCCAAATTAAATTAAATTTAGTCATAAATAAATATAAAGTTAAGCAATAATTATTCATTAGAAGCGTCATCTCCGATTACATTTAGCTCGGATTTATACTCTGATTCTAGTTCATTTGTTTCATTTAAAACTTTTATGTTCCCTTTATTCATATTCATTGATTTTTTTAGTTTATCAAAATGGGCTAATGCCAAAGTTTGACCAGGCTTGGTTGCGTTTTTTCTATCAACATTACCCAATGGGTCTCTACCTCTTGCACTAAAATCTTTTCCATATTTTGGTATTTCTTTTGGACGACCAGCTCCTTCAAATCCACCCTCTGGTGCACCACCCTTATCATCTAACTCATGACCTGTTCTACCCATAGCCATATCAGATGGAGTTCCTTGTGCTTCACCAGTTTTTGCTGGGTCATTACCCTCGTTTTCAATCTGTTGTCTTCTAAACTTTTGTTTCGTATCGTATATAATACCTTTGTCTTCTTCTTTTATTTCCTCATCTGTAAAACCAAATATATTTTTATAAATCCACTCTGAAGATAATAATCCATCCTGCATCATTGATGAGGCTAATCTTGTTTTAGAATCCCACAATTCAATTTTTTCTTGTTCGTAAATTGTTGATGGATTTGTTAAACCGAGATTAAAATTAATTAAATCAGAATCTTGATATCCTTGTGCGTAAAGGTGAACGATAGCTATTTTTGTAAGTTCACTTACTGCAATTCTTTGTATTCTTTCAATGGTTCTTGCAAAACGAACATCCTCTGCTGCTAAAGTTGCTTTACTACCAACATTTTCTTCGAATCCTAAAAATGCTTTTGGTATTCTCAATGCGGATAACATTTTGTTTTTAAGATATTCAATGTCTTCGGTAGCTTCATATGTTAAACCAGGTAAAGATTCTATGTTTGTCCCACTATCACCACCTCTTACAGGTAGGAAAAAATCCTCAGTAATGTTTTGCATATTATATTTTAAATTATAATCACCAGTATTTTCGTCAACTACTGGTGCTTTTTTCATTTTATTGATGACTTGTTGCATATAATTGTCGACTTCTGCTGGGGGTATATTACCAATGTCTAATTTGAATATTCTTTTCTCTGGTGCTCTCATTATACGATGGATTAACATCGCATCTTCCATAAGTGTGAGTTGTTTATATATTTTTCTAGCACCCTCTACCTGTGATTTACCATAAGGTAAATAATTTGAATCTGATAGTAATCTGAAATGAGCTACTTCATAATTTTCTAATTCTACTTTTGTAGATGATTTTTCGGATTTAAATCTGTGTTCACTTGTAGCAGACTCAATTAAAAACTTTACATACTCTGGATTTTCTGGGTCTAAACCCTCCATCCTAGCTACATCATACACGGATAAGGGAACTACATTTGTGATACCATACTTTTCATCTATTTCTAACTTTAAAAAGAAATCACCATACTTACACATATTACGAATCCAAGGCCAAAGATTAAATTCAATGTTTAGTATATCATAAAATAAATTATGTAGTATTTCTTTAATCTGATTATTATCAGAGTTTATTTGTAATACTTCACCATATTCTGATTTCATGGTGGATTCGTCAGAATAAATGTCTAAAGCAGACGATATGATGGCATCTGAATCCATAGCCTCATAATCTTTAAATAAATTTAGACGAACTGATTTAGATAATAGTGCATCACTATATCCACTTAACCCTGCACCTGTAAATATTTTTTGGTATCTATCAACCAAATTATTTTTGTAAATAGATTGTGTTCTACTTGTATCTGCAACTTTAAGTTTCTGCCCACCAACATTTCTTACTATTACATTAGTAGAAAATAATCTTCTTAATCTTGCAAATAAACTTGTATCGGCCATTTTTTACCTCACTAAATTAACCAAGTTAAATCTTCTTGTTTTTTATCCACGGTCATAGTCCATGGATTGTTTTGTTGATTATCGGATGTATAAACACCTTGGTTTGTGGTTATACTATTTATAGTTTTTTTCTGTAATTCTATACCCTCTGCTCTTAACCTCAAAGCAGTTTCTCTAATCCAAAGTCCCATTGAGAAAGACATCACCAAGTCATCGTTATATCCTCTCATTGCTTCGGCTCTACTTCCATTATATATAAATACAAACAACTCATCAATTAATCTCTGTGAGAATACTTTAACACTCTTTTCTCTAAAAAACTCTTCTAACTTTGCAATCACTAAAGGTCTCGTTTTTTGCGTTAAAGTAAAGCCAGGAACTAAACCCTTTTCCATACGATTTATCTTGTTATTGATTTCTCTGTGTATATCAACTACTTGTAAATCTTTACTCATGTAAAATAAATTTTCATATTCTCTATCAATACATTGTTGTATCGTAGCCCAACCAATATTGTTATTTTCAATTACTAATAATGCGTTATTATATTCGATAGAAATATTGACTAAAAGATTTCCATAATCTCTTGTTGACATTCTACCTTTATATTCTGCCACTTGTTCCAAACTTTCAATATCCATTATATGAAAAGCAGAATAGTCAGTTGAATCTCCTCTACTTACATCTGCACATACAATATAATCTTTTGTATAGTTTGGTGGTGACCATATCCAAACATTACTATCAATACCTCTTTTTTCAATCGGCTCACAAACTTGAGTCCTCATATACTCATCTAAAATTTTACCGTCTACAACGGTTTGACCAGAGGTAATAAAATCACAATCACACTCTTGTGCTGCCAAGGACGGGCCTAAAAGTTTGTCTTGTTCGTCTCTCCAAGTTTGGTCTCTTTCAGGATGAACATCCCAAAAAAGTTTAATAAAATTAAAATCATTAAGACCATCTTGTGAATCCATCCATGTTTTATGATACCAATTACCAACACCATTTGGAGTAGATAATGCTATACATTGTCCACCAGTTGATAATGTTTGAGAAGCTGCCGCCCAAATAGCGTCTATTTTTTCAATGAATGCAGCCTCATCAAGTATCAGTAATGATAGAGCTTCTGAACGACCACTATCCTCTCCACTCGAAACAGCTTTTATTTGCGAACCATTTTTATATCTCAAACTTAATTTATTATCTTCAACACATATCTGTTTCATCCAACTTGGTAAGTTTGCGTGCATCACACGAACTTTAGTGACTAAGTTTTTCGCGGTATCTTGTTTCGTAGCTATTACCAAGATGTTTTTATCTTGATGAAAAGTCATCATCCATAATGAGTATCCAGCCGTCAATGTGGAGATACCTAATTGTCTAGCTTTTAAAATTATATTAAATCTGTGTTGAACTAAATCAGCTACAGTTTTTTCTTGGAAGTCATAAAGGTGAAAAGGTATTTTTCCTTTTATGGGATGTTGAACCACACAATATTTTTTTAAAAAATATACTGGGTCAGATGCACACTTTACATATTCACTTTTGATTACATCCTTAAGTTGTCCTTTTGAATTTCTATCCATGTTTAATATAATACGTAAACGTGACCACTTCCACTAACTCGTTTGACACCAATCTCATATCTTTCTTTAGTGTTCAATTTAGAAGCTACTATCTCATCACCATTTGTTGGTGTGATTACTGTGCTTCCTGCAGACGCTATAATAAAAGCTTTTGAACCTTTTGCTGAACCTGTAGCAAAAAATTGAGCCATCACAGCTGCACTACCACTAACAGAAACGACACTACCGTATTTAGCGTTGTCATAATGGATTGAACCAGAACGACTTGAAACATCGGTTCTACCAATTGAATTGTGTTTTATGACTGCCATTTATTTTCTCCCTTTTAAAGTTAATCCAACTTTATTTAAAATTTTTTCTAATGTTTGTCCCTCTAACATTTCATCTAAATCTAAATCATCAAATATCTCCGAACCTTTTATTTCGTCGATTAATTTTCCAAATTTGTTATCAACCATATCTAAATCATCTCCAACTAATTCTGCGTAATCTAAAGCTACCTCTCTTAAATCATCTAAAAGTGTTAACATCAGATTTAAATTTCTGCCTTGAACAACATATACTCTGTTATCGTCTATCATAAAATAAATATGTTAGTTGATAGATTCTTCTAATTTTGTGAGATATTCTAAAGCCTCATCTGCTTTTTCTTTCAATGTATCACTATCCATAGACCACTTTTCCTTATCCACACTATACCCATCAGGGCTAGTTTGTGTCAAATAATTAGGTATTTGTTGGTCTCTAAACTCTTCAATCTTTTGTTTTTGGTCTTTTATCCACGACAATTTATTTTCATTTATTTTTTTATTTTTCCATTCTTCATATTTGCCACTAATTCTCAATTTTGTTTCAAATTTAATTTGACAATCAAAACAATGATTATACAATAACCAAGACTTATTATCAAGATTATGTTTCATGACCTTATCACATTTTGGACAGAACCAAGGCATCCTAGCCTCTTTCATTATATCTGATAATCTGTCTATCTTATCACCGTGATTACTTTCCTGTTTTTTATCATATCCAACAATCACTCTTTTTTCTGGTGTATCACCACGAAGAATTTGTTGCATTGCTTTGTTTTGTCTTACACTCTCTTTACTTCTTGCCATTTGTAACCTCTAAAAATTTAATAAACCAACGATTTGATTTACGGGTGCGAAAGCACCAGTAAATTTATATGTCTTTCCTTTGTATTTGAATACAATACCCTCACTTGGAACTATTGATGATAAACCACCAATAGCCTCTAATTTTTCTATCTGTGCTTTTAAGGTATTTATTTTCTTAACGTCTTTACTTTTACTTACAGTATTGATTGCTTTTACGACATCTTTTCTAATTTTCTGAACTGCACTTTTTGGTGACGCTGCTAGAAACCCACTCATATTTTTAAGTATTTGTGTCCCAACATCCAAAAATAAAATCTCGAATGGTTTCATATTGTCCTTGACATATTTTACGTGGTCTGTTTTATCGAAAGATAATGCCCAATCCAAGAAATCCTCATTATCAATTTCTTTTCTCATGTCTTGAACCGAATATGACTTATCAAAAAATGCCCATCTTTTCGTCAAATCAACGAGAATATTATTAGGTATATCATATTTATATTGTTTACCCGCATTGAATATAAATTCTTCCCAAAATGATTGATGATATTTTGCTAGGGTATCATTATCTTTTAGTGCAAATTCTCTTTTTAATTTATCTAATCTACTTATAAAACCTTGTTTCTTTTTTGAGAAATCTTGGACTTTGGGAACTTTTAAAAAATTTGGTTTTCCTATGTTATATTTTTTCTGAACGTTTTGATTTACCTGTTTTATCATACCTGCTAACATACGTGCAGAATCTTTTGGTTGACCAATAGCTCTACCACTTTCGTTATATTCTAACGTTCCATGAAATATAATTTCTGTTTTATCGTAATCAATAACATTTGTTGAAGCTGGATAAATTATTTCTAAATTCATCCAACGTTTTCCATTACCAAAAACCTTTTCTTTTTGTGCATCGGTGAGTTTACCAACTGCTTTACTTAAGTCTCTCATTGCAAAAACAAAAGCTTTTTTAATATCACCACGACCAGCAAATTTTGCAGCTACACCTGCAGTGTCCATCGCCGTTGCACCATAGTTTTTAAGTTGTCCTTTGTTTCTTGCTGTAACTAATTTGCCGTTTACCCAAGATATCATTAGGTTTTGACCATCAAGTTTTTCCGTAACGTTGTCCTCTCTGTTTAAATCACCACCGAGTCCATTAATAATTATCTGTTTTAAATCTGAAAATGTAAGATTTTTATCATCAAAGGGATGGTTCATATGTCCATAGGCTCCACCCTCTATTAATAAATTTACCTCTTCGTCGAGATTTATTTCTTTTAATTTTAGTTTATCTATTTCAGTATTAGCAACATTGTCATCTCCAACACCTGGCACGACTGGTGTTTCTACCTCGACGCCTGTAACAGATTTTCCATCTGGTGTTATACCCATCCATTTAATTAACTCATATCCAAGATTTTTTAAAACAACATCATTTATATATGATTTGTAAGATTCAATCGGATTTTCTACACCAAATCTTGAACCATAATCACCAGATTGTTTATGACCATAAGCAACTGCTGGGACGGTATTATAACTCATTGTATAATCATAATCAGGATTGACAGCATTTTTTCCTAACATATAATTTATCACTTTCCAACCAGCATCTGCATACATATTATCTAACCATTTTTTAGAGAACTTTTTATAATCACTAAAACCTTTATGAAATGTAGGAGGGCCATCATCAGTTGGTGATAATACTGTGCCACTAGCCTCTAATAAAAACTCTTTTATTAGGTTGTCTGATAATTTAAACGCTTCAAATAGTTTTTTAAATTTGTTGGTCATCATATTATAGATACCTTTATCAAAATATCCAAAAGCTTTTTTAAATAATTTTTCCCTATCCTCTTCGTAATTTGGTGACCCCAACAATTGTCTCATCACAGTTCCACTAACCTCATTACCAGCTACTTTTACCGATTGATGTGGTGCTGTAAGAACATATCCACTCTCCTCATATCCCATCAAATTATTTTTATTCTTTTTATAATCTTGAAAATACTTACCACCTTTTAATCTACCCGCATCCTTTGCACCGAAAATATAGACTACCGCAGTTGTATCTTTATCATATTTCTCTAAAACATTTTTAGCTACATAAGGTGATTTCTCTTGAACGATACGATTCTTGGGTATACCCATTTTTACCATATGACGAACTTTTTCCTTAAAATTCATTGGGTGTCTTGGTGGTTGTTTAATATTTGATGTGGTTATAAAAGCATCGTCTACTCTTGATTTTAACCACTCATAAGTTTTTTTATGATGTGGGCCAAATGGCTGAAATCTACCACCATAAACTCCTATAACCTTTTTAATCTTTTTTTGTTCGTTAACTTCTTCTCCTAAAAGACCAATCAGTTTTGTCATTACTGACGGATTACTACTCAAGAACTTTTCTAACTTATTTGGATTTGTAATAAAGTTTGCTGGAATTAGATTTTTATCAACCAATCTCTTTAGAGCTTTTTTTATTTTTGGTTTGTTTATAAATTCTTCCACTTTTTTATACCCACTTCCATATGGAACAGAAGTGTGTCCTTTCTGTTTCATCTTCTTAACAAGTTTTCTACTTGGTGATGGGATTGTTCCGTCAAAACTAAAAGTCTCTGTTTTACTTGTATCTGTTTTGAAAAATGGGCCTCTTCTAAGTGTTTGAAATCTCACAGCTACCTTTTGTCCAAATAATTTTTTAGGTGATAAGATTCTTAGTAAGACTGCTTCTTGACGATTATCTACTTTTACTAACTCATACTCTATCTCTTTATACCTTTTACCTTTATGTTTAACATTCTTACCAGTAATGAATTTTTCTACCTTGTTACCCCTAACCGCGAAAGCCTCTTTCATAATCTTTTGTTTTTTAATCCAATTTTTCCCTCTAAAATTCTTCACTGGTTTTTTAATAAATTTACCAACACCTTTTTTAACGAGTATCTCAAATCTTTTTTGTGCGGCTTCCTCATCTAAAGTTTTTGAATTATCAACTAACAAGAAATTTGATGCACCAAATATACCTTGATATGCACCTTTATTAGCTTGAACCTCATTCCAAGAATCTTCAACTATCTTGGGTTTTAATTTTCTTTTTCTTTCCATGTTTCTTTTTTGTGCAACCTCTAACTTGGTATGAACAAAAACCATGAAACAATCA